ACTTTGAGCCTGTCTAAGCTCCTGGCCCCCCTTCTTGCTTGCCACTTGTCTGGGATAGCTAAAAGTAATAAATATCGCCGGCTCCGCCTAAATCCTCAGGATTTGCGCTATTTAATACTTTTGCTCGAGCAAGCTCGAGCCACTTGTTCCATGCCAGGCTTCCAGCCTGGCAGATAGCCTCGCCCTCCGGGCTCGGGCAGGAGCAAGCTCCTGCTATTCTATGTCAAGCCAGGCTAAAGCCTGGGTATTCTATGGGGGGCTCGCTCCACTCGCCCCTACTGTCGCGCCTGAGGGCGCGACGCTACTACTAATAAAGAGGAAAAAATGTAAAAGGGGATTAGTGAGGAATTAGGAGATGCTGACTACTTAAGTAAGTGATACTTATGTAATCACTGACTACTTAAGTAAGGATATAATTTCGTTGACTGCTTAAGTTTAAACATTAGTTTCAATAAATCCTTAAGTAAAGAAGATAAGCGGATCTTAAAGATTAAAGTAATAGTGTATAGTTAACCCCGCAGACAAATTTTTTAAAATTATAAATTTCATGTGTAAGAAGTTCGCATAATCTAGCAACTACACACAAAACTAGAGATTATGCGAACGCAAATGTTTAAATAAAAAAGACATTTCTAATACTCATGGATTCTATATTCAAACTCCAAGGATTCTGGGATGCTTCTTTAAAAGGAAAAACATTAAGGATTCCAATTCCAACAGAAGAAGACATTCTTATTATAAAACACATGCTATTAGAAGAAGTTAGAGAACAAAACAAAAATATATTTTTAGATAATAATTTGGTGGCAATGGAATAGGTCTGTTCCTATAGTCGATGCTAAGTTATTTGTTCTATTATGGTGTTGTGTGCCCTTAGTCAGAGAACATAGGCTATGGGCTTTTAGAGCGAAAATCTTCACAGCAATCGGCATGACTATGTCAGTCTGGAGTCTATTGCTTGTATTGATTTAGCTAACTCTAGCTACTAGCTCTAGTAGCTATCACAAGCTGACACAACCGACACATTTATAAAGATACTTTCTATATTATTTCATGGTAAAAGAACAAAAACCAAATTGTGCAGTTATCCAGGCTAATTTAAGAATACAAAGAATTGCAGAAATTAAAAAAATAATTAAAGCAATTGGGAAAAAAACTTCTAATGCAGATCTTTATTTGATGATTGCCAGCAAATATGGCCTATCTCACAGAAAAGCTTCTGAGTATGTTAGAATTGCACAATATCAAATATGAAAACAAAAACCCCAAGAAGCAGAATAAAAGGGATGCTTAGACAGATATTCTTAAGATCAGCTGAAAGAGCTGTTGCTTTAAAAAGAGATCATTATACTTGTGTTGATTGTGGAGTAAAACAATCTAAGAAAAAAGACCATGTTGTTAAAGTTCAAGTACATCATAAAAATACAATTGATGAGCATTGGCAAGCGATTATTGATTTAATCTTTAAATATATTCTTTGTGATCCAGAGGATCTTGAAACTGTTTGCGTTGAATGTCATGATAAAAAATAATGGAAATCCTGCTTGATGATTGGCAACAAGAAATTCTAGAAGATGAGGAAAACCATATCCTATTAGCAAAAGGCAGAAGAATTGGAGCAACTCACTTGTTTGCAGAAAAAGCTGTTGAATGGCTCAAGACTCACCACAACCCGCATCCAACATCTCAGATAGTATGTGCATCTCTTACAATTGATCAGGCACAACTTTTAATTGCATTTGCAACAAGTTATGCACAAAGAAAATATCCAGAACTTGTTGGGAGAGGAAAAGATAAGCCAACATTAAATAGATTAGTTTTAAAGGTTAATAGAAATAGAAGAATATTATTAGCAAAACCTGTTGGAGATACTGGAAGAAGTTCTCGAGGATTTGAGGGCCAAGTCCTTATGATTGATGAAGGAGGATTCCAACCTGATTTATTCTTTGAAGCAGCAAAACCTATCCTTGCAACTACTAATGGAAGAATCTGGATGTTTGGAACCTTCGACGGACAAGAAGGATATTTCTGGAGAAATTATGAAAAAGCAATGATTAAGAAAGATCCAAAAGCAAGATTCAAAGTTTGGGAAATGAATACAGAAGATGTTGCGAGAAATAGGCCAATATCTAAATCCTGGACCTTAGAACAAAAAGAAGGATTAAAAGAATATCTTGTAGAAGAAAAAGCAGATATGTCTGAGATGGCTTACGCCCAGGAGTATATGGGGATTGCAGCATTAGATAAAAGACAATTTTATAGTGATGATTGGATTAAAAAAGTTTGCAACATTGATGAGGATGAACAAAAAATCCCTCCAGGAGGAGAATGTTTTGGAGGATTTGATTTAGCAAGGATGGGAGGAGATTATTTCACATCAGAAATCTTAAAAAAACTTAGTGATAAAAATATATTTCAAGTAGATCATTTCATAAAAAAGATGCTTCTAACAACTGATAATGAAGATCTAATAATAGAGTACACTAAAAAGTGGGATTGCTTACAATCTGGAATTGATGCAGGTGCAGGGACTCTGGGAGTTTCAATATATGATCACTTACAACAGGATGAGGATATTGGAAGAAAAATTATAGCAATGAACAACAGAAAAATTTCTGTAAATCAAGAAGAGGGTAAACAAAGATTATTCAATGAAGATATGCATGATAATTTAAGAGCAATGGGAGAGCGAGGAGAAATCCATCTCTATAACCGGGATGACATCAAAGCATCATTTAGATCTGTGAGATGGGATATTGTTCAAGATTCACATGGCCTAAACAAAGTCAAAATTTCAGGAAGAGATACACACATTGTTGAAGGAATAAAGAGGGCAGCAGAATTAGCAAAAGGCAAAGATTTAAATATTTTCGCTCACAGTTTTAAATATAAATAAGATGGCAGCTTTCACAAATACAACTATAATTGCAGATGCAGCAGATGTCGATGGCTTCATGGGAAAAAATGTTGATGCTGGTTTTACTGCAACAATGCAAGATCTAGTTGGAGTTTATGCTGAAGCTTATCTTTGCAATCTTGTTGAATATGATATTGTAACAAACTGGGCTTCTGTAAATGCAGTTTACAAATTAATGTTTTCTGAATATGCTTGCAGATCAATTGCAATTGAAGCAATTAAATATGATATGAACAGCTACACTGACAGAATTGAAGCTGAGGATATGATTGAAGTCCATGTTTTCAACTTAAAGAAAATTCAAAAGATTTTAGAAAATGCTTCTGTTCAAGATTTCATAGGAGTTTAAAAATGGTTTTAGATCTCCAGGATAAAAAATTATTCAAACAAAAAGATGTTAGAGAAACTGCAGGAATTTCTGGGACTCCAGTTATTGGTGACTTCACTTCTTCACAACATTCTCATGCTGCAGCAGGAGCAACTGGAGGCACTGTTGATCATGCAAACTTAACTTCTATTGGATCAAATACTCATGCTCAAGTTGATACTCATATTGCAAATACTGCAAATCCTCACACTGTTGTTTTAACTGATGTAGCAAGCCCTGGAGAAGGGATTGATTTTTCTGGATCAACAATTCTTGGTGAAAATGCTTCAACAATAAATAAAGGAATTGCAAGTTTTGATGCAAGTGATTTTGATGTAACTTCTGGGGTTGTAACAATAGATGATTCTGGAGTTGATCATGATGCAATTACAAACACACATAATATGACTACAGATATTGATGCAAGAATTACTGCTGGAGAAGGAATTGATTATTCTACTGGAACAATATCAGGAGAAAATGCAACAACGACAAACAAAGGCATAGCTGCTTTTGATAATGATGATTTTCAAGTGACTTCTGGGGTTGTAACTTTAGATGCTGATATTGCAAAAACTTTTGATGGAGATGCAGGGACGGCAACAACTGCAATACACAATATTGATATTCTTGGAGGAGTTGGGATCTCAACTCTTGGAGCAAATAATGATATAACAATAACAAATACTGGAGTTACAAGTATTATTGCAGGTGCTGGGATTGATAGAGATCAAGCAACTGGAGCTGTAACAATTGATTGTGAAGATTCAACTGCAGGAAATAAAGGGATTATAATTGCAACAGGAGGCACAGGAATTGATGTTTCTTATGCTGCTGGAAATGCAACGATTTCAAGTGATGATCCAAATATAGATCATGACGATTTAAATAATTTTACACAAACAGAACACTTTACAGAAGCTTCAATAGATCACACAAATATCATATTAGATGATGGGAGTAGTCATTCATTATTAGCAAATAAAACTTCTTATTGGAGTTGCCCAGCTCATACTTTTAAACCTACAAATCAAAATGTTAAGGATGTAGTTTACGGAAATACAAATTCAATATTAAGATGCGGTGAAGATACCACACTACTTGTTGCTCCAGTTTTCTTACCACACGGATCAGTTGTAACTAATGTTATTGTAGAAGGAAATGTAACAGCAGAAGCTGCAGAAACATGGGAACTACTAAGAGCAGACATAACTACTGCTATTGCCACAGTAATGGCAGGTGCAAGTGTAGGAACTGCAGATGCAACAATAGCAACTGCAACAATAGATAATTCAGCATATGTTTATTTCTTTGCTACAAGCTCTTTTGATACAAATGATGATGTTTATGGAGCTAGAATAACTTACACAACAGACTATGATTAAATGGTACTTAAACAAACTAAAGAAATTTTATAAACAACCAATAAAGGAAATGATCCTTCCAGTGGGAATGGGAATTATGTTTATTGTAGGAATCCTAGGACATTTCTTTGGGATAAGATATTCAATAAGAGAGAAAAAGAAACCTAAGATAAGATTAATTGATTAAAAACATTTAAAAACTTCTAAATACATGAAAAAACATGGCAGAACTTAGAACAGGTCAAACAACTGATTTCACAAATCAAGGAACAGAATTTGAAGTTGATGCTGTCGACACTGATGGAGCTTCTACTGGTTTAAAAGAAACTTATTATATTCCTGATTTTCCAAAATGGAATGGATTCTATAGAAAGCTTGGAGAATTAAGAACTGTTATTAATAAGTTTGGGTCCTGGACTTTTGGAAGAGAATTTATTGCTGATGCAATTAACAAAGCAAAATTAAAAAAGATTAAAGGAATTGGAAGAGAGTCTGCAAGATCTGTTTTAAAGAATTGTTGGATCACTGCAATGATCTGCGGAGATTCTTATGCTCACATTGTCAAGGATAATCAAGGAAGACAAACTAATCTTAAGCCATTAAATAATGGAAGAATGGCAACAGTTGCAAACAGCGACGGTATAATTATTGCTTTTGAGCAAGATCTAGGATCTGGAAATTCAATGAGGTATGATGTTGATGAGATCTATCACTTGATGTACATGAGAGAAGCTGATGAAATTCATGGCATCCCAATGCCAGAAGCTATGGAAACTTTAATCTTAGCAAGAAATGAAGGGATTGCAGATTTAAGAATCTTATATCACAGAACTGTTTTTCCAATAAATTTCTATGAAGTTGAAACTACAAACACAACAAAATTAAGCTCCCTGGAAGATACAATTAATAATGCATTTAAACATTCTGAGAATGTTATTATCAAAGCAGGAGTTTTAAAAAACATAGAGAAATCATCACAACCTCAATATTCTGGAAATGATGTTAATAGTTTGGCTTATATAAAATTCTTAGTTAGATTATTTGTAACAGAAATGGGTATGCCAGAAGTTGTTATGGGATGGGGAGAACAAACAACTGAAGCTTCTGCAAAAGTTATCATCACCTCTTATGAACAAGAAATCTGGGATATGAAAGTTTATAATGAAGAAGCTGCAGAGATCCAACTTAATATTAAATTTAAAATTGAATCAGCCCCAAGCATCATGGACACCATGATCAA